ATTAGAGCAGGATCTAAATTTTTAGGATTACCGGGTCTTGCATTAAGTTTAGGCTACGAAGGATATGATCAATATAAAAAATACACAGAAGGCAGGGGGTTTGTTTACAACCTTTTGAACAAAGATGAGTAAAACAAACAAAACACTTGTTGCAAATATGCAACACGTTAAAACTAACCTAATCCCACCTAGAAGTGGGCCAAACCCACAGGGCTTGAATGTTCCTACAAAACAAGTTAAAACAATCAAGAACTCGGAGAAAATAAATGGCAGACGACAATATAGACAAAGCTCTTCCTAACGTTGAGCAAACAATAACCGTACCCGGCGAAGAGGCAGTTACAGAAACAGAAGTTACAGAAGATAGAATACCTTCACCTGATGATATTGAAGTAACTCAAACTGACGACGGCGGTGCTGAAATTAATTTTGAACCTGGTGCAGTTAATCAAGCAGGCACTGAAGCTCATTTTGATAATTTAGCAGATTTATTACCTGAAGATGTTTTAGGATCATTAGCTTCTACACTTTACGAAAATTTTACACAATATAAAGAATCTAGAAAAGATTGGGAAAACTCTTATGTTAAAGGATTAGATTTATTAGGATTTAAATACGAAAACCCAACACAACCCTTTCAAGGCGCTTCAGGAGCAACGCATCCTGTACTAGCCGAAGCTGTAACTCAGTTTCAAGCACAAGCTTACAAAGAATTATTACCCGCAAAAGGACCTGTACATACACAGGTCATGGGAAAACCTGACAGAATGAAAGAAGATCAATCTGTTAGAGTAAAAAATTTCATGAACTACCAACTCATGAATGTGATGAAGGAGTATGAACCCGAGTTCGATCAAATGCTTTTTTATCTCCCTTTAAGCGGCTCTACTTTTAAAAAAATCTACTACGATGAACTTTTAGGTAGAGCTGTTTCTAAATTCGTACCAGCTGATGATTTAGTTGTACCTTACACTGCAACATCTATTGAAGATGCAGAAGCAGTTTGTCATACATTAAAGATGTCAGAGAACGATTTAAAAAAACAACAAGTATCAGGTTTCTATAGAGATATAGATATACAACCTGGTTATGACCAAGAAACAGACGTTGAGAAAAAAGAACGAGAACTAGAAGGCGTTAGAAAATCAAGAGATCAAGATGTTTTTTCTATCGTTGAGTGTCATACAGATTTAGATCTAGAAGGATTTGAAGATATTGGCAAAGATGGTGAACCAACAGGAATTAAACTTCCATATATTGTAACTTTGGAAATGGGATCAAGAGAAATACTTTCTATAAGAAGAAATTATAAAGCTGAAGATCCGTTAAAGAAAAAAATAGAATATTTTGTTCACTTTAAATTTTTACCAGGACTAGGTTTTTATGGTTTTGGTTTAATACATATGATCGGTGGTTTATCAAGAACTGCCACAACGGCTCTAAGACAATTATTAGATGCAGGAACTTTAAGTAACTTACCTGCAGGATTTAAACAAAGGGGTATTCGTGTAAGAGACGAAGCACAAGCAATACAGCCTGGAGAATTCAGAGATGTCGATGCACCTGGTGGAAACATCAAGGACGCGTTTATGACTCTTCCTTTTAAAGAGCCTTCACAAACTTTATTGTCTTTAATGGGGATAGTTGTACAAGCGGGACAACGGTTTGCCGCCATAGCTGACATGCAGGTCGGTGACGGCAACCAGCAGGCAGCTGTTGGAACGACTATTGCCCTTTTAGAGCGAGGCTCCAGGGTCATGTCAGCCATACATAAAAGATTGTATGTGGCGATGAAGAGTGAATTTAATTTATTAGCTGAAGTATTTAAAACTTATTTACCACCTGAGTATCCTTATGATGTTGTTGGTGGAGAAAGAAATGTTAAGGTTGCAGATTTTGATGACAAAGTAGATATTTTACCTGTTGCAGACCCAAATATTTTTTCACAAGCGCAAAGAATTACGATGGCACAAACAGAATTACAACTTGCACAGTCAAATCCACAGATTCATAACTTATATGAAGCGTACAGAGCGATGTACACGGCAATTGGTGTTAAAGATATTGATAAAATCTTGCCACCACCACAACAACCGCAACCAATGGACCCTGCACAAGAGAATATTTTAGCAATGACAGGCAAACCTTTCCAAGCTTTCAAAGGTCAAGACCATGCAGCGCACATAACTTCGCATTTAAACTTTATGTCAACAAGTATTGCACGAAACAACCCTACAATTTTAGGTGCATTAGAAAAAAATATCTTTGAACACATAAGTTTGATGGCACAAGAGCAAATAGAAGTAGAATTTAGAGAAGAGATTACACAAGTTCAACAAATGCAAATGGGAATGCAGCAATTAATGGCGCAAGGACCACAAATGCAACAGTCTCCGCAATTTATGCAAATGCAACAGCAGTTATTAGGTATGCAACTGTCTATGGAGTCTAGAAAAGCTAAATTAATTGCAGAAATGACTCAAGAATTTATGGCAGAAGAAGATAAGATTATGGGTCAACTAGGAAACGATCCAATTGCTAAATTAAAGTCAAGAGAACTTGATTTAAAAGCTCAAGACGACGCTAGAAAAGAGCAAGAAGGTCAAGAAAAGATAAATATTGATAAAATGAAGGCTATGATGAATCAAAATCAACATGAGGATAAATTAGCCCAAAATGAAGAATTAGCTGAGCTTAGAGCTGATACATCACTAACAAAACAGATGATGTCACAAGAAGCAAAACTACAATCTGACAGGTTTAAACAAAGAGACGTAAGTATCTTGAAAGGACCGAGAAGATAGTGTACAATTAACAACAACGGAGAAAATTATGGCGTTAAAAAAATTAAAAAAAGGTTTAAAAAAAGCTGCTAAAGCAATAGTTCCTATTGGAGCAGCAGTTCTAGCTGCAAAAGCTATGGGTAAAAAAAAACAAAAACCTTTAAAACCCCAATATTTTGGTGGAAATAAAACTGGAGATGCAAGCGTTGCTGAAAACATGGCCAAGTTTAATAAAGACATAGACAACATGGCTAAAATAAATTCTGATGGTAGATCTGGAACTCAAGGTGGTGATGAACAAGTTGACTACTTTAAAAAAGGTGGCAGAGTTGGTGTTGGAATAGCTAAAAGAGGTTTTGGCAGAGCAATGAAGGGAAGAAAATAATTATGGTAAAAATAACAAAAGACAAAGGCGTTAACAAAGACGGATTCCAAACAGGTGGCGTTGAAATTAGTGACTCTCCAAGTAAAGTTGGAACTGATCCAAGATCAAAGATCCTAACTAACGAATACAAAGTTTACAGTGATATCTGTGAAGGTACTCAAGTTGAAGTTAGAGGTAGACGTGCTATGTTAAAAGGCAAGAAAAAAACAGCTACTTGGTACTAGTATGGCCTGGTTCAGTCTAGCAAAGATTGCATTACAAGCTGGAAGTAAAATTTATTCTAACCGCCAGAAGACTAAAATGGCTATGTCTGATGCACAGTTAATGCATGCAGAAAAGATGGCACGAGGTGAGGAAACTTACCAAGGCAAATTACTAGAAGCTAGACAAAACGATTATAAGGACGAATTTGTGCTCGTTATAATCTCAGCACCTATCATTGTGTTAATGTGGGCAGTCATGTCTGACGATCCAACAGCGATGGAGAAGGTAAAGCTATTCTTCCAATATTTTCAAGAACTTCCCAAATGGTTTACTAATTTATGGGTGCTTGTAGTTGCTAGTATTTTTGGTATAAAGGGAACACAAATTTTCCGTAATGGAAAAAAATAGGAGATAAATATGAGAAACGATTATGGTAACAGACCTAGAGAAAAAATGATGGGCGGCGGTATGATGAAGAAGCCTATGATGAAAAAAGGTGGATCTGTTAAAAAAAAAACAAAAGCTAAGAAAAAGAAGTAGTGAAAAAATTATTTACTAAAATAATAGACATCATCTTTGGAAAAAGATGCGGTTGTAAAACTAAGGAGCAAAAATGACAAAACCATTACCAAAAGGTAAAAAAGGCAAAGGCATAAGAGCCTTGAAAAAGAAAGCCCCACAAGTCGCTAAAGCAATGGGCTACAAAAAAGGCGGCAAAGCAAAAAGGAGAAAATAATGGCAAAACGTGGACTATACGCAAATATACATGCGAAGAAAAAAAGAATCGCGGCAGGCTCAGGTGAGAAGATGAGAAAACCTGGAAGTAAAGGTGCGCCGACAAAAGCTAACTTTATAAGATCTGCTAAGACAGCTAAGAAGCCTAAAAAGAAAAAATAATGGCGATTAGAAAGACTACGAAAGGTCCAGGTGCTAATTACCGGCCAACTAAATCTGGTGCAGGTATGACAGCAAAAGGAGTTAGAGCTTATAGAGCAGCTAACCCTGGATCTAAATTAAAAACAGCTGTGACTGGAAAAGTGAAGAAAGGGTCAAAGGCTGCTGGTAGAAGAAAGTCATATTGCGCTAGAAGTGCAGGACAATTAAGAAACTCTTCTGCTAAAACAAAAAATGATCCTAATTCTCGTATCCGTCAGGCTAGAAGGAGATGGAAATGTTAATGAGAAATGCAATTTTAGAAGCACTAAGACAAAGATACGAAGCACACATTGCAGAAGCACATGCTACAATAAATATATACCTTACTAATTCAGTAGGGATTGGTGAGCATCCACAACATTTAGAAGAAGTAGATAAGCAGTTAGATAAAATATCTCAGGCAGAAGAAAAGTTAGATGCTTTAGAAGATTTTTATGAACAAAGGGAAGAGGAATAATGGAAGACTTTACATACATAGATAAAATAAGAAAAATAATTAAGATGAGACATGACGATATTGTGTCAGCAATGGCTTCGGGCGGGGTTGACAACATGGAAAAATATCAGTATATGTTGGGACAGATACGGACGTATCAATATTTAAGTCAGGAAATATCCAGCCTGCTAGACAAAAAGGAGCAAAAAGACAATGAAGGAACAGTTATCAACATCGGCTCAAAAGCCAAAGATCGAACTACCGAATAAAGAACTGGTAGGCGTTAAAAAAGAAAAAGATTTAACATCAGATTCAGCTAAATTACCTAAACCTACGGGTTGGAGAATTTTAGTTTTACCTTTTAAACAAAAGGAAAAAACTAAAGGTGGTATTATTTTAGCAGAAGACACCATCGAACGATCACAGGTTGCATCTACTTGTGGTTTAGTATTGGACATGGGTCCTCATTGCTATGACAAAGAGAGATACCCAGAAGGTCCTTGGTGCAAAAAAGGTGATTGGATTGTATTCGCAAGATACGCCGGATCACGTATTAAAATAGATGGGGGTGAGATAAGACTTCTTAACGATGATGAAATCTTAGCGACCGTGGAAAACCCCGAAGATATATTCCACGAATTTTAACAACCATAGGAGGAAACTATGCCAAGTGATATAGACGGTGAAAAAAAAACAATAGACATAGATGACAAAGGCCCTGGTGCTGAAGTTATCTTTCCAGAAGAAAAACAAGCAGAGGAAAAGGAATCAAATGAAACAATTATTGAAACCATTGAAAATGATACTAAGCCCGATGACGCATCTGAGAAATCTGATCAGCCAGTGGATGTTCGAGATGAGAAGAACGAAGGCGGAGAAGTTGAGGAACAAGCTGTGGAAGAAGGGAGTGATAAGCAATCAGATAACTCTAAAGCAGTTGAAGAGTATAGCGAAGGAGTTAAGAAAAGAATAGCCAAGCTAACTAAAAAAATGAGAGAAGCTGAAAGGCAAAAAGAAGAAGCCATTCAGTACGCTAGACGTGTAACAGCAGAAAAAAATGAATTAGGTAAAACTGCTACAAGTTTAGATAAAAATTACACACAAGAGATGGAGGGAAGAATTTCTTCTTCTATTGCAGCAGCACAATCTAAATTGGCTATTGCAAGAGAACAAGGTGATGCAAAAGCTGAAGTAGAAGCCTTAACTTCAATATCTCAATTAGGTTATGAACAAGGCAAACTTGCTGAAATTAAAAGCAGGCATGCTATGGAGGAAAAGGAAGCTAAAGCTAGACCTGTACTTCCAACACAACCTACACAAGCCGCTCCACCACCAGACCCAAGAGCAGAAGAATGGGCTAGTAGAAACGAGTGGTTTGGTAAAGATAACGCAATGACGTACACTGCGTTTGATTTACATAGAAAAATTACCGAAGAAGAGGGTTTAGATCCTCAATCTAACGAATACTATGCAGAAATTGATAAAAGAATAAGACTTGAATTTCCGCATAAATTTGGTAAGGTAGAAAACCAGACTAGCAAACCTACACAAAACGTTGCCTCTGCAACGCGTAGTTCAAAGGCCGGTCGCAAATCTGTGAGGCTCACATCATCACAGGTCGCAATAGCGAAAAAACTAGGTGTGCCATTAGAAGAGTATGCAAAACAATTAATCACGAAGGAGGTATAAGCATATGACAAATAAAAAACCAACTCGTGCGAGCCAAGTACAAAGTGATTCAACAAAAGTTAAATCACAGGCAGCAACGGCAAAACCGAAAACTGTTAACAAACCTTGGACTCCACCATCGTACTTAGATACGCCCAACGCGCCAAACGGATACCGACACAGATGGGTCAGGATTGAAACTTTGGGAGTTCCCGACACTAAGAACATACAAGGAAGACTAAGATCTGGGTATGAACTTGTAAGAGTCGACGAATATCCACAAGAAGATTTTCCCGCTATCCAGGATGGCAAATACGCTGGGGTTATAGGTCACGGAGGCCTTGTGCTGACAAGGGTACCAGAAGAAATCGCGCGTCAACGAGAAGAGTATTATAGACAACAAGCTCAAGATCAAGTTGATGCAACTGATAACGATTTACTGAAGGAACAGGATAGAAGGATGCCTATCGATATTGATAGAACATCTCGTACCTTCGGTGGCAAACGATAGTTAGAAAAATTTAACGATCCAAACCAACGAAATATAACGTTAACCGTAAAACTGCGGATAGTAGTTTTACATAAGGAGAAACAATATGGCAAATGCGTCAACAGTTGGGTTTGGATTCAGACCCATTAAAAAAATTGCGCAGAATGATAACAATGCCGCTTTAAGTGAGTATTCAGTTGCTGCTTCCTCTGCTTTAATTTCACACGCATGTATGGTGAAATTAACTTCGGATGGTGTAGTACTGGCTGCTGGAAATACTGATGACCACAATCTCGGTACACTTAACGGTGTGTTTTACACTGACGCAACAAGCAATAAACCTACTTTCTCAAACTTTTCGCCTGCAAGTAACACTGCAACGGATATCGTAGCGTTCATCAATGATGACCCT